AAGTGTGCCGCAAGGCGGACTTATGCTGTACCCGCAGCGTAGCGGCTAGAACCCGCATCGGACTTCTAACAAAGGAGAAAACAAATGGGACGCCCAATTAATTCAAGATATCTAGGTATCACTAGATTCGACGGTTCAAATCTAACAGACGAAGAAAGACTAACAGCAATTGTTAAAGTAGGCACAAACGCAGTATCCGAAACTGGCATTGTTCTACGTCAAAGAGCAGAAACTCGTTTCAAAGTCGATGATGCTGCTAACGGCGGAGGCAACGAAGGTGTTTGTGAACTGGTTGACAAAGCAGTACCAGGCGATAACGAAATGGTAATCAAGGGATATGTTAACGGCGAAGGTGACGGTGTTAACATTCGCAAACTGCACAATCGTACAATGATTGACTTCGATAACAATCGTTACACTTGGGAAATTGACGACGATTCTACTGCTAATATATTGGTACTAACAGCTATTTGATACTAAGGGGAGAAATCTCCCCTTTATTTTAAGGACGATGTATGACCAAAGTAGTTAAGGCATATAACACAAACTATAAAATAGCTGTTCAAGAAGGCGGCGAGATAACGCTGGATACCGGATCGGATATAGGCACAGTTATAGTGACCGGCGATTTAAGAGTTCAAGGTGAGACAACAACAGTCAATACCACAGATCTTGAAATAGAAGATAACACAATCGTTCTTAATAAAGGAGAATCAGGCGGAGACGGTGTAACCGGTGACACAGCAGGGATTGAAATCGATCGAGGAAGTCTGCCTAATGCACGATGGATATATGACGAAAATATATCATGGAGTCTAGGCGGAATATCAAGCGGTGATAGAGGCACTTTTTATGCAGAAATAGATGGTGACAAATTGCCTTTGAATACTCCCGGAATCAGGTCAGATGGGAACTTTTATGTAGATACCGGCACGGGAGTAATATCTGTAACAGGTACGTCGAATTACGAGGAAAAAGTATTCAATTATGAAAATGGCACATTACAACCAGCAGCAGATGGTTCTATTCTCTTAGACGACGACAATATTCCCAATGCCAAAGCACTTGTTGATTTTATAGATTTCAGTTTTGAAAATATAGTTCAGTCTTCTATTAGGGAAGGCAATACTGTGCTTTCTACTATAGACGAGTCTCATATTATTGCAGATATCATATCGCTAGATGCTTTTGGTAATGGCACAGTTGTAGTAGTTACTGCTACACCCCATGGGTTTGTAGCAGGAGACACTGTTAACATATCTGACGTTGAAGCAAACGGAGATGCAATAGAAAATCTCAATCAGACTGATATAGAAATTACCCAGGTTCTCAATCAGGTTAGTCTGCGTCTTGATGCTGGCCTGACTGCGGGTGATGTTTTCGAATACATAGCAAACTCAGGTAAAATAGAAAAAACAAATGCAGAAGAAAGTGAAGTATCAGTTCAGGTTGAAGGAGATATTGTAGCACAATTTTTCAATGACAGAACTGTAGTGGAAGATCTTGAAATAGAAGATGCAACTATTACGAATTTTGTAGATGGAAGCGATCTTGTTTTGCAGACTGTAGGGTCAGGATCAGTGAAAATAAATGATACACTAGAGTTAGCTGCAGGTCCTTGGGAATCAAACAGTGTTATACCTCCTGCTGTGCCCAGCAACGGTGTAAAAATTTATACAACACAGTCAAATACTTCTGGTAACTTTTCTGATCAAACACTGGGAAAATCCGGAATATTTTTTGTAAATAGCAATCAAACAAGCGATGAACTTGTTTCACGAAATAGGTCTCTGCTTTATAGCATGCTTTTTTAGGATATAACATGGCAATAAAAAATTCACAGCTAACTGATACCCAATTAGACATTTTAGACGTTCCTGCAGGAAAAAGCTGGGCCATTACAAATGTTTTAGTTTGTAATACATCTGTAGATGATGCAGCTAGTTTCGACATGCACTTAATCCCAAACGATCAAGGCCTGTCTAATGATGTTACAATGGTAATAAGAGATCTGGAACTGCCGCCAAGTGAAACATTTACATTTGACACAGAAAAAATAGTGCTCGAAGAAGGAGATAGATTAAGTTTTGTTGCGCGACCTGATACTGGTACAGGTGAAACTACTCTAGCAGCAACAGTGAGCTATCTGGAAGTATAATGAGATTGATAAAGGCTCAAAACACCAACCTTCGTCAAATTTATGGCAAAGGTGTACGATACGACATCAACGACCAAGTAGTTGTCGACAGTGAAAATGTTATGCTTTTACCTAAAGGTGCTGAAGATACAAGGCCTGGCGAAGACGACACACAAACCTCTCCAACCGACGGACATGTAAGATATAACACAACTACAGATCAGCTTGAAGCATACCAAAATGGTGCGTGGCGAAATGTAAGATTCAAAGAGCCAAATCAAGATCCTGGTATCACCCAACAGGATCTTGGCTTAGGAGATGCTGATAAAACTCTATTCGGACCATTAGATTCAGGAGACTCGGATTTCCCTCAACCTGCAGCACCTCAAAACATTTTGGTTTTTGTAGAAAATGTTTTTCAGCTTGCAAATATAAACTACGAAATAATACAAAATCCAGCCGGTGAAGACCCAGGCTATTATCTTGATTTTTTCTCTGCTCCAGACCTAGACAAGCCCGTCACTGTGCTTCATAACTTTGACAAATAAAAACTATAAATACCCATATAGGGGGTAATCATGGCACAGACTGGTAGAATATCAGGACCACTTCTTAAATCTAATCTTGAAAGACAGGGAAAAAATCTTACTTTTAGAAATACTCTAGAATCAGATCCTTTGTTTTTTCTAGACGTAAATCAGCAGAGATTAGGAATTGACACCGACCAAGTCACTGCAGATTTATCCGTCGCGAAAGTTTTACGGTCTACAAATTTTCAAGTAGATCAGCAATTCGATATATCGAATTTTACCATACAAACTAACACTATTGAGCAGCTAACTGGCAACATTTTCTTAACTGCACAAGACACTGTGAAATTTGGCGGCTTGTCAACCGGAACATTGTTTGTTAAAGGCAATTCTGTTGCTACTGAAGTTTCTGATGCGGATATAGATCTTGATCCTAATCAGTCTGGAATTGTCAATTTTCTGTCAAACACGAATGTAGAAAACAATTTATATACGCCAGGCAATATCACGCTTGATGGCACAATTACGCTGGGTAACGAAACAGAAGACACCGTTGATTTCAATGCCTTTGTCGATTCTGATATTATACCTCGAAATCCAGATACTTTTGCTCTTGGCTCTCAAGACAAAACTTGGAAGACACTTTTCACTAGATTAGTAAACGGTGAACAGATTAGCACTGGTGATCTCACAGTTGATAATCTTGATCTGAGTTTCAAACCCGATAACATCTATTACGTAGCAAGTAACGGGGATGATGAAAACTTTGGTAATCACATTCAAGCGCCTTTTGCATCTGTAAAAAAAGCTCTGGAACTGGCAGAGCAACAAACAGAGCCTACAACAGTTTATGTTTTTCCTGGAGTATATCAAGAACAGTTTCCACTAGAAGTATCTAGCAACACAAACATTATAGGTATAGACCTTAGACATGTGATCATAGAACCAACTGCAGAAACCAACAACAAAGATTGTTTTCTGCTCGACGGCGAAACTTCTATAGAAAATGTAACTGTTCGAAATTTCTACTTCGATGACAATCAGGGTTACGCTTTTAGGTTTAAACTAAATGGCAAGATAACAGAAAGATCTCCATACATTAAAAATGTCACTGTGAAAACAACAGGCACTGTGTCCGAAAACGACAATAAAGGATATAATGCAGGGAATGCAGGCAGAGGTGCTTACATAGACGGTGCAGAACTGTCCTCAGACAGTGAATCCGCATCAATGCTGTTCAATGCTTGTACATTTATTACTCCGGGCGCGGATGCAATCACAATGACAAACGGTGTGCGCGTTGAGTGGCTGTCATGCTTTACCTATTATGCGAAACGCGGACTGTATGCTTTTAATGATTCGTCAGGCAGAGTAACTCGTGACGGCACTGTGAACTTTGGTGCAGAAATAAGATCAATTGCTTCTGCAAACGTTTATGGATCGTTTGGTGTAGTAGCAGACGGTGACGACTGTTTGATGTATCTTATTAACCATAATTTTGCTTACATAGGATCTCAAGATAGTTCCGACAATGACAAAACTCTTGCAAAAGAGGATCAAGAAGTTGTAGAAACAAACAATGGTAGAATTGTTTTTACTAGTATTGATCACAACGGAAAATACAAGGTTGGTGATCTTTTCAACGTAGACTTTGAGTCGGGTAGCACTAATATTTCTGGTGATATTTTGTCTGCGGATGATTTCACTGTTTTAAACATCACGGACAACGGAAATACCACTGTAGTAGACAACAACAAAATTACCACACCAAAGATAATTATCAGTGGTAATGAAATAGAATCAGTTGAAGGTCCGATTAACTTTCTTTCAAGCAATCGAATTAAAATTAACAGCAATACAAATATAGAGAGAGACCTTGGTATTACTGGAGATTTGAGTTTCGGTGGTTCTCTCAGTGTGTTTGGCAATCAACCAAATGACACTGTAAATTTCAACACACCTATTTCTCAAAACTTTGTGCCTGAACTTGATATTACTCATAATCTTGGTTCGTTTCCAAAAAAATGGAAAAACAGCTACATTAAAAACACAGCTTTAGAAAGTATCGAAATCACAAACGACAGCATTAGATCTACAGTATCTGATTCTGATATAGATTTGAGAGCAAATGCTGCCGGTAAAATTCATATAGAATCTCTGTTCTTCAAGACAAACACGATTTCTACTGAAACTGATTCTGTAAAATTCTCAGCTTCGATAACAGACTTTTTGTCTACAAAAGCAATTCAATTACCAGTGGGATCACGGTCAGACTATCATGCACTTTCTGCATCTCAAACAGCAGACATAAGATTCAACACTGACGATGACCTTTTTGAAGGATTCAATCAGGGCAGAATAACTTTCAAAGACATATATTCTGATGACAGAAACACAAGAGTATTTGCAAATTCTTCAAACGAATTAAAATTTGTTGCAGACAACACAGAAAGTGTATCTATAAATCAAAACAGTATCTCAGCTAACCGGATGTTAGTAGACGAAGTATTGTTCGACAATAACCTTATAAAAAATAATATAAACGATCAAGACCTAGTTTTAGAAAAATCAACAAATAGAGACTATGTTATAGATAATTTTTTAATGCGACAAGGTACACTGCGAAAAAATAACACAGACAGCTTTACTATACAAAACACAAATCTAGGCTATACAAAACTACAGGGAACAAACGGTGTTGTTATTCCCGTAGGAAACACGTCAACGAGATATACAAATCCAGAAATCGGTGACACACGATTTAACACTGATTTGGATTTTGTCGAAACCTGGGACGGTTCTGTATGGATAGATTCTGCAGGTACTTCTAAATTTGTTGACGAAGAAGAATACAACGAAATACTAATTGAGCTAACACTGATGTTTGGCTAGTATTTGATAAATAACATTAATGTAGAGACGCAGCAAGTGTCTCAAACAGGACAAACTGTGGTCAACCAGCAAAGAGCTAGAAGCTGAAAATTTGGTTGGAGGGACAGGATCCCCACGTATAGAGGAAGTTCAATGGCATCTGTTGGTCGCATATCGGGTCCACTTTTAAAATCAAATCTTATCCGGAACGGTATAGACCTTGCATTTGAGACAAACCTTCTATACCTTGACGTAAACAACCAACGAGTTGGTGTAAAAAACAGCCAGCCAGAATATGACCTAGACGTCACTGGTACTACACGTTCTACAAACCTTCAAGTAACAAATCAAGCAGATATTGCAGATATTACCATACAGGGTAATACCATAACAAGTAACACACCATATCTCAATCTTGCAACGCTAGATGACGTAGTCTCTCTTAATAGACTAGAAATTGATTCCTTTAAACTGGAAGGCAATCGAATTCAAACTATTGATTCAAATGCTGATATCGACTTTGCTCCTAATGGTGCCGGTTCAGTTAATGTTAGATCTGATCTTAACATTGATGGAAATCTCAATGTAACAGGTAACATCACAGCAGATGGCAACATTACGATAGGCGACGAAAACACAGATAATATTACGTTTAACGCAGAAGTAAATTCGGATATTATTCCCGATCAGACAAACACATATACTCTAGGGTCTGATCCAACTCAAGGCGGCAACGAATTCGCAGATATTTACACAAATCAATTAATAGCTTCGTCTATAGACACTTCTGGCATAGAAGTAGAAGGTGTTGATCTAGCACTTCGACAAGGCAACATCTACTATGTTGCTGTTAATGGTGATGACACAAACACAGGCGATCATATACTAGATCCGTTTCAGTCAATACAAACTGCTATCTCCCAATCGGAAGCAGGAGACACAATATACATTTTCCCTGGAGAGTATGAAGAACAATTTCCTATTACAGTTCCTACAGGCGTCACAGTTAGAGGACATGGACTTAGAACTGTTAGCGTGTCTCCTACTAATGCTACTGATTCAAATGATGCATTCTTGCTTAACGGAGAAACTACCGTAGAAAATCTCACAGTAAAAGATTTCTTTTACAACGATTCTGTAGACTCGGGGTATGGTTTTAGATTTGCACCCGACATCAATATATCTACTAGATCTCCATATGTAAGAAATGTTTCAGTGATTACAAAAGGTTCCGTTACTTCACAGTCGGATCCTCGAGGATATGACGCAGGAGATGCAGGCAAAGGCATACTGTTAGACGGATCCATAGTTTCTCAAGAAAGCGTTTCTGTTAGCTGTCTTTTCAGTCAGGTTACTCTAATTACTCCAGGAGTTGATGCAATGACTCTCAAGAACGGTGTTAGAGTAGAATGGCTCAACTGTTTTACTTACTTTGCTCGCACCTCAATTCTTGCATTTGACGAATTGTTCGGTGCTAGAAGCGCAGGCGAAACAGCGCTGCGAGTAAGCGGAGTACAAGGTTCATATGGTCAAGGCGAACTAATACAGTATTATGATAACCAAGGCAGTCTTTTAGAATCTGCTATTATTTCAAGAGTAGACTCAGACGGTAAAATATTTGTAGACGGAAAATCAGACGGATTTGTAGAAGCAGACGAAAGACAAGGCAAAACAATCACTGCAAACGGCGATGCACAGCTGGACACTTCGATCAAGAAGTTTGGCTCTGCCAGCCTATTACTAGACGGCGCCGGTGACTATGCCAGTATAAGTTCTCAAAATGATTTTGGGTTCGGTACTGCTGACTTTACTGTGGAAGGATGGGTATATCCAAAAAACTCAGGTGGTTTTGAGAGACTGCTTGATTTTAGAGCAGGCACAATAGGCGATAATGCTGTTGCAATAAATCTAGACGGGTTAACACTAGAAGTTTACGTCGACGGTGATTATAGAGTAACTGGTGATACTGATTTAACTGTTAACGATTGGAATCATGTTTCCTACTCAAGAGCAGGCTCAGTCGGCACATTGTATCTAAACGGCACAGACATAGGATCGTGGAACGATACAACTGACTACGGCACTGCTAAGCCCCTTGTAATAGGAGCTTTGTTTGATGGAAGCCAAAACTATTTTGAAGGCAATATAGATGATGTCAGAATAATAAAAGGCGTTGCTGTTGAACCGCCTAGTGGAGGTCCTACATTTAGATCTACAGTGACAGACGAAACTGTGCTAACGGCGAGGTTCGACGGTCAAGACGGAAGCACAGAGTTTACCGACGACGTTGTATATGCTCAGGACATTCGTTTTTCGGGCGGCGCAACTGCAACAGCATTTACTCTAACTGACTTTACAGACTTTGGTGCAGAAGTAAGAATAATCAGTTCTGCGTCTGTGTATGGCGAATTTGGTATTGTAGGCAACGGTCCCGGTGTTGTAATTTACGCAATCGGTCACAACTTCGCATACATAGGAAACGAAAAAGCAGTAACAAACGATCCCACTACAGTTGTACAAGCAAACGAAGTTGTTGAAACTGACAGAGCAAAGGTAAGATTTTCCAGTGTTGACCACGAAGGAGATTTTAGAGTTGGTAGTTTGTTCTTTGTAAATCAAGACACAGGCGAAGTAAACTTTTCCAGTAACAATCTTACAGTTGAAACCACAGACGGTCTTACCTTTTCAGATGCTTCAAGCACAACCATAATTGATGCAACAAAGGTTCAAACAGGCAATATTCGCATAAGCGGAAACACAGTAGAAAGTCTGTCAGGAGATATAAATCTTTCAGCTTTCAGCAACATAATCAACCTTGAGAACAACGTTGATATTACTGGCAATCTTGATGTAACAGGCAATGTTACAATTGGCGGAGATATCACACTGGGAGACAGTTCACAGGATAGTATCGAATTTATTGCTGGAATAAACAGCGACATTGTACCCAGTGAGGATAACACCTTTGATCTAGGAACTGGCTTAGAAAACTGGAAAACTCTGTTCGTCAAACAAATTGTAACTGAAAATATCAGAATTACAGACAATTATATCGAAACTACTCTCAGTAATTCAGATATAGATATTAGAGCAAACGGATCTGGTTCAATCAATCTCGAAGACATAGCCATTGCAGATAACACAATCTCAGCTGTGTCGGACCTTGTGATTAACCCTGCATCTGAAATTACGGTGTTTGACAGCACAGGCGCTATTAGTCTGCCTTCGGGCACAACTGCAGAAAGACCCGCACCAGAAGCAGGGCTGGTAAGGTACAATTCTCAGCTTGAAAGATTTGAAGGCTTCGACGGCAGTTTCTGGATTCAGCTAAATGGCGTGCAAGACATCGACGGTGACACAAACATTACCGCAGAACTCGCACCGGGCGAAAATGATAACATAATTCGATTCACAGTTCAAGATTCTACTATTGTTACCATTGACAGCGACAAACTGGCAGCAGCTAAAGTTCTTGTAGATGATATTGAAATAGACAACAACTCAATATCTACATTTACTGCTGATACAGACCTTGTGCTAAATTCAAACGGCACAGGAAACATAGTGCTGGACAACTTTGCTATAAATACAAATACATTTTTAAACACTGTGCCAGACGCTGTCACTGTGTTTGATAACACGGATAACGGTTACGTCAAATTTGACGGAACAAGTGGATTAGTTATACCAATTGGTGAAAATGACGAAAGGCCGCCAGTAGAAAATTCCGAAATCGGAATGATGAGGTTTAATCTAGATGATAACAGGGTAGAAATCTGGGACGGACTTAACTGGATTTCTGTAGCGGGACAAGAGGCTGGGTTATCAAGAACAGATGCAGAAGTTATTGCATTTGAAAATATTATAGCAATTGGATAAAAAATGGCAAATACATTTAGAAATAAAGTTGTAAACAGCGTCGGAACAGATGTCACAGAGATTCTGTCTGTCGGAGCTGCAGAAAGAGCAACGATTGTAGGTTTAAGCATTACAAACTTAATTACCAGCTTTGTGTATGTAGATATTATAATTAAAGACGAAAGTTCTGTAGAAGGATTTTATCTTAGAGAAAATCTGCTTCCTGCACAGACCAGTCTAAGAGCAGTAAACCAAGGCGAGAAACTGATACTTGCTCCGAATAATTCTCTAAGTATACGCAGTACCAGGGAAGACTCGGTTGATGTCATAGTCAGTTATGTGGAGACAGTGTAATGACATATTATGTAGGTAAGAGCGCTACAGATGTTCTAAACGGAATTTCAAGTCAATATCTATATGGACTACGAAGAAACGACGATGGTGAACTGTTTCTAATAAGAGTAGATCAGTTACAAGGCGGAGACGATAATTCAATAGTTATAAACAATCAAGGAACACGTGATGCCAGCTTTCCTGATTTTGAAGAAGGCATAAGCTATTTCGAAGGCATAGACGAATCGCATGACATAGTTTATCCCAACCTTAGATATCCGCAACTTAAATGGGACAATCGAGCAATTAGCTATTACGTTGAACCAGAAACAGGACAATTTGTGCAGAGAGTAAACGAAGACTTTGAATATCCGGAAAATATTTCTACGCCTGGTTATAACGAAGGCAAGGATAATCAAGTGCTAGACAATACAGAATACACAGACGCAGAGAGAAACTTATGACAGAATTTGCAATAGAACGGTTTACCTATACCTGGAAAGGCGAGTGGGAACCAGAAGGTAACTATAAGAGAGATGATGTAGTTTTTCTAAACGGTAAGAGCTATGTTTGTATAGAAACTCATACTGCTTCGACTATTTTTTCGGACGATTTAAACGCCGTAATTCCTGATAGTGATCCCCCACAACTCAAACCTAAATGGGTGTTAATGACGTCTGGATTACTATTTAGAGGAGACTGGGAGACAGAAACAGAATATAATATATACGAATTGGTATATTATAAAGGTACAGTATACAAATGTATCAACAACCATGTTTCAACTGAATTTTACAACGACGAATCTAATTGGTCTTTTTTTGCTCGTCATATAGAGTATATAGGAGATTGGGAACCCGAAACACCTTACAGTTACGGTGCTGTTGTAAAATACAACGGTATTATCTATGAGTGTGTTGCACCTCACTTGTCTAGCAATAGTTTAAAAGATGATATTAATAATTGGAAAGTATTTTATAACGGAATCGAATATAGAGGCGCATGGGAACCTAGTTCTACATACAGAAAAAATGATTTAGTCAAATTCGGAGGATCAATTTACAGATGTACCGAAGAACACACATCGGTATCAACAGGATCAGCTGTTGGGTTTGATAAAAACAAATTTGAAATCGAAATTCCTGGTTTTCAGTACGAGTCAGTCTGGAACTCTTCTACAGAGTATCAAGTAGGGGATGTTGTTAAGTACGGTGGTGTACTGTATTATGCTAATACTAGTAATATAAATATAGATCCTACACAGCCCGAAGGTAATGATACCTGGAGCTTTTTTAGCGACTCGTATAATTTTAGGGGTAAATGGTCAGTATCCGAGTCTTATAAAACAGGAGACATTGTTCAAAGAGGAGGACAGGTTTTCCTAGCTAAACAAGACATTAATATCGATGAAATAGATTCAAGTAATCAAGATTATCTTGATCCTGATTGGTGGGAATTACTAATTCCTGGTTCTGTTTTCCAAAAAAGTTGGCAAGAAGACGTCACGTATTCAGTAGGGGATGTTGTTTATTACAGAGGCTCAGCCTACCGTTGTAACTTTGAGCATGTATCAGCAACAGATAATTTTCCTGGAGATAATGGAAATATTTACGACTATTGGGACCTCTTTATACAAGGCAGCCCGGCAGGACTACAAGCAAAAGGTGACCTGCTAACATTTGGTTTAACGAGAGATGAAATTGGCGACGATTCTAGTCTTGGCTTAACCAATGTCTCTATTGGCAATGAGAATGATGTTTTGTCAGTATCTTCGTCTTTAGAAGCTTTTTGGCGTACTGTAGAATTTGATTCCGATACAATCTTTGTATCAACTCAGGGATTTGATGAAAGAAACGACGGTATTAATAGAGGATTAACTGCTACAGCACCCTTTAGAACAATTCGTTTTGCCTGCGAATACATAGAGGATAACTTCGAAGCGGGTACTTTAGTAACTGTTAGAGTTGCAACGGGCACATATGAAGAAATTGGTCCGATAATTGTTCCTGCAGGGTGTGCTATCGTAGGCGACGAATTACGATCAACAACTGTTAGCGTAAATCCTCCGAATCCCAATCTCGAAGGAGATTTCGAAAGGATTGTTTCAGCTTTGGGATATCTACAATCCATAATACTCAATATTGTTTCTAATCAAGAGATAGAGCCTACACCTGGTAATAACTCTGAACAGCTTTTGAATACTACAACTACTGATATTAATGGAGTTAATAATATCCTTAATCAGCTTGAAGTATTTTTAGATCAGGCAAGATTTAGACTAGGTTTAAGAAACAATCCTGTTGAAATATCAGGATCTAACGATCTTTCTACCGACCAAGCAAAAATAGATGCAGGAACCGCGCTATTTGAAAATAGAATATTTATAGCAAATGAATTAGCTGCGTATATTGAACAGACTTTTGATTTCTTTGACAGAGACAGATACGTAAACGACTTCGAAGCTGTTGCAAGAGGCATTAGAAGAGATTTTATATTTTCTGGTAATTACGGAACAATTCTTTCTGCAAATCGTTACGCAAATCAAATTACTGGTTCACAAACTGATGACCTTTTTAGAATGCGGGATACAACAGGCCTTAGAAGTTGTACTCTAAGAGGGCTAAAAGGTGACCTCATTGAACCTGTAAATGACAGGATTTATCCTGATATTACCGGAGGGGCCTATGTTGCTCTTGATCCAGGCTGGGGCCCAGCAGACGAACGTACCTGGATTAACAACCGCTCTCCTTACATACAAGGCGTAACTACTATCGGTGATAAATGTTACGGTAAACATATAAACGGTAGTTTGCATAACGGCGGAAACCGTTCTATGGTGTCAAACGATTTCACACAAGTTCTATCCGACGGTGTGGGAATTTTGGCGGAAAACAATGCAAGAACAGAACTAGTTTCAGTTTTTACTTATTATTGTGCTGTAGGTTATCTTGCAGACACCGGCGGAAAAATACGAGCTACTAACGGTAACAATTCGTACGGAAGATTCGGAACAGTTGCAAACGGAATTGATCCAAATGAAACTCCGCTACAAGCAACTGTAAATACAAGGAACAACGAAGCGCAAGTTATTGACGGTTTTGCAGGCAGTGTAAACAACGAAATTCTTGCATTCGAATATGGAATAACAGGAAATAATTACTCACAAGCAGCAGCAGACATTGAAGGCGCTGGAGATTTTGCAGAAGTCGAATTTTCTGATTTTAGAGACGGAGCAATGTTTGATGTTGAGATTTTGCCATTCCAGGATTCGGGATCTATAGGAGGATCTGGATATACTACTCGACAAGGATTTGCACAGGAAACTGTAAATGCAGAAGAAAGAATTATCATTTCTAGAGCAGATGTTAATCAAATTCCCGAAGACTACATAGGTTTAAGAATTATTATTATTGCAGGTCCGGCTGCAGGACAGTACGGAATAATTGATGCTTATAATCCACCTACTAAGGAAGCTGCAATTATAAAAGAATCAACAGGGGACCCTGGATGGGATCATATCGTATCTGGAACACCTATCTTAAACACTATAGAATCCACAAACCGTTACAGAATTGAGCCTTTAATTTCTGTAGAAGAACCTGAATTTTTACAAAGCTTTTCTAATTTACCATTAGACAGAACCTACATAGATACTGCATTTGATTATATCACCCAATTCTTTGAGAATATAGATATAGGTGACGGTACTCTAGAAGACGATGCTGTTCCAAAAAATCCAGCAGTTTTTGACATAGTTCAAAGAGGCGAAGAGTATGAAGTTACTTTAGTTGACGGAGGATCTGGATATAATGTAGGAGATTCATTTACCATAAGCGGAGATCGAGTAGGGGGCATTTCTCCTGAAAACGATCTTTATATTGACGTTACAGAAGTTAGTGCTGATAGCACTAACAGTGTGATTAATTTTTCCAGTGAAGGAAAAGCTCGCGGCAAACGCTTTGTTTCTATAGCCAATCCTAATTTTGCAATTTATAGCGATAACGGAGAAGACTTTTTAGAAAATAATTTGCCTTTTGCAGGAAATTATGTTTCAATAGCTTCAGGGAACAACAGATTTGTAGCCGTGGCGTCATCTGAAAGCAGGGCTGCTTTTAGCTATAACGGAATAGACTGGAGCGAAGTCAATCTTCCTTTAGATTTAAATTGGAGCAGCGTATCATACGGAACCGGGGTATTTGTTATTGTTGCAGATGATTCAGATACGGTTCTTTATAGTTCTAACGGCGAACAATGGCAGTCAACAGAAATTCCACCAGATACGGTAGGAGATTCTACAGTATCTTCTTATAGTTTTGTAGAATTCGGCAAAGGGAAATTTGTAGCTCTGTCTAGCAACGACAGAGCAACAGCAACATCAACTGATGGCATAAATTGGTCACGCAACGATCTTGCATTGCCGAATGTAAATTCTACATCTATATACGATTTTGCAGGATTTACATATGGCGACAATAAATTTGTAGCGTTATCTAAAGAAGGATTCTGCATTTATAGTTTTGACGGAGTTACATGGTACGAAGGAACCATTGCACCAAATACAAGTCTAGTAGAATATGTAGATATCAAATACTATCAAGGTATATTCCTAGCAGCAGGCAAGCCTAGTACCGGTACACCTACAAGCGAACTTTTTGCAACAACTTATGATTGTTTGACTTGGGAATCTAGAACGGGCAACTTTTCTCAGGAATGGACAACTATAGGGTTTAGTAATTTAAACAATAGGCCAGAATTTTACTTATTTGCCGATAGTACTCGTACTAACGGGTTAGCTAAAATTAATGCTGGTAAGCCTGCAAAACTAAGACCCGAGTTAAACCAAGGTGCTATAAGCGATATCAAAATTTGGGATCCAGGTAGCGGATATGATCCAGATAATTTACCGGTAATCACGGTTTTTGATGACACTGCGCCTGTAGAAGCTTTTCTTGTGCCGAGAATAGGTAATGGTTCGCTATCCCAACCAGATTTTGTAAATAGAGGCAGTGGATATGTAACGACTAGTTCTACAGTAACTATATCAGGAAACGGATACGGTAATGTTGTACCGGTTGGTGATGTTCTTACTCTTTCAGGATTGCCAAAGGTTCCTGACGTAGGAGTGCAAATAATCATTGACGGCGTATTTGATAGCATAAATGAGGACCAGCTAGAATTATTTACTGCTGCAAGAGTGCGGGATCTAGGAGACGACGGGACTAGACAAGGCACTAAACTAATTGAATTTGACGTTAATCCTTCGCTAGACGCTATAGATCAAATTCAGCACGGAACTTCTGTTACCCTTAGAGAGAATTACAGCCAAGCTCGTGTAACAAATCACGATTATCTTGATATAGGCACAGGCAGTTTTGAACAAACTAATTATCCGGATATATATGCAGGAGGTAATTTTTTCAGAGCCTCGCCTGAAAACGAAGTATTCGAAAGAAACGGTGGTAGAGTATTTTATGTTTCCACAGACCAAGATGGTAACTTTAGAGGCGGCGAATTATTTGCAGTTAACCAAGCAACGGGTGTGATTACTATTTCAGCTGAATTCTTTGACTTGCAAGGGCTTTCTGAATTAGCGCTAGGAGGAATAAGATTAGGTGGATCAGGCACAGTGGTTAGAGAATTTTCTACCGACCCTAACTTTACTGCTGACTCTGACAATATTATTCCAACACAAAAAGCTATTGCAGAATTTTTGCAAATACGTCTTAGTGTAGGCGGCGAAAATCTTGAAACAAACCTACTAACTGCTGGTAGAATACAGCTAGGCGGACCTGAAAACAATGCATTTAATTTGACAGGCAGGCCCATAGAAGTAAGAAGTCCTGTAATAATTAATGGGCTAGATCGTTCAGGATCTCCTACCAGTATTTCAGGAACAATTATCTCGCAACAGTTGTTTTTACGAGAAACAACTGAGAATATGCAGCAGTGATAAATATATTATAGAGCGGAGTTTATTAGATGGCTGAATTTAAATTAGGAAGAATAAGATTTGTCTGGAAGGGTGAATGGAATTCCGGTAACGAATACTACAAAGATGATGTGGTAAGTTTCAATGGTAAAAGTTTTATCTGTGTTATAGGCCACACCAGTGCAGAAGATTTTTCCGACGATTTCAATATTACTCCTTCTAAATGGAATCTTGTAGCCGAAGGACAGTCGTGGAGAGGAGGCTGGCAGCCTAACACTGAATACTTTGTAGATAACATAGTCAAATGGGGGGCACGTCTATACATCTGTGATACACCTCATACTTCAAGCACAGTTACAGGCTCTCAAACATTTACGGTTACTGTAGAAACCAACACAGAAAGTCCAGGCAATAATGTTTTTGCAATCGATGGTGTACAATATCCTGATTTACAATTTATTCGAGGATACACCTATACTTTCAACCAAGATGATTCCAGTAACACTGCTCACCCGTTATTGTTTAGTACTCAGAAAAACGGAACTCATAGCGGCGGAACAGCATTTGAAACCGGAGTGTCATATTTTCTAGACGGAGTAGAAGTTGCAGACGGCGACGCCTATAATGCAGGATTTAACACAGCTACACAGAGACGCGTGGAAATTGCAGTATCTGCCGATACACCCGATCCACTTTATTACTACTGTTACAACCACAGTAACATGGCTGTGAATGCAGAAATTGATGTTACTAGCTATGGGCTTACATCAGATATATCAAAATGGAAAATTTTTGCTGAAGGCCTAGAATGGAAAGGCGAGTGGCAAACTGAATTCGATTATAAAATTAATGACTTTGTAAAATACGGCGGTAGTTCTTATGTTTGTATCTCTGATCATGTTTCTTCCTCAACTTCTGCCCTTGGATTAGAGTCCGACATAGATAAATGGGAAACATTTAACAATGGATTTGATTTTCAAAATAGCTGGCAATCCAATTATAGGTATAAACTAAACGATGTTGTTAGAAGAGGCGGAAAACTTTGGATATGCGTTGTTCATCACACTTCTTCTAGCGAATTTGCTTCAGATTCCAGTAACTGGCAGCCATTCGTAGAAGGGTTTGAATTCGAATCAGAGTGGGATGCTTATAAAAACTATCAGATAGGCGATATTGTTGTTTATGGCGGAAACCAATATATTGCACGCGCTGACAACATAGGAGAGTTTCCTACTACCTCAAATTCTTGGGAGGTATTCAGTGAAGGCTTGAAATTTGTTGGAGACTGGAATGAAGATTCGTCACAGGTAGAATATAGAGTAGGTAATGTAGTTCGCCTAGGAGGATTTACCTATCGCTGCATCAAAGATCATACCAATCAACAACCGCCAAATGAAGAATTTTGGATTAGATTAAATTCAGGATTCGAATGGAGATCGGAGTGGGCAGCCGGTGCGGAATACTATCAAGGCGACGTTGTTCGTTTCGGCGATAATTCTTACGTAGCAAATACCTATCATATTGCAGACGACGGAGTTAATTCTCCAGATCTTCAAGATAGTTCTGCCTTCTGGAGTGTTATTTCCATTGGATCTGAGCAAAGTGTGTTAACTACAGAAGGCGATTTGCTTTACTTTGCAGGTTCAGTTCCTGCTAGATTGCCTATAGGCGATAACGGCCAAATACTCACAGTTTCACCGGAAGGTATACCAGAATGGGAATTCTTAGGAGCATCGGAAGATGTTTACTATGTAGCAGAACACGGTGAAAACGAGCCTGCTCCTATATATGGAAAAAGCATTGATAGACCTTGGAAATCAATAAGATATGCCTGCGAACAAATCGAGTACGGAACAAAGAACCCTCAAGCCAGGATGCTGTTAGAAAACAACAGGGTCTTTATACAAAAAGAAACAATTGAATGGGCAGAATATCAATCGGAAAATAATCTTTCTCCATTCACAGATACATTTACATTTGATTCTGCAAAGTGGGAACGAGAAATAGGATTCATACTTGATTCTATAGTATGGGATATTAGCCACGGAGGCAATGTACGATCAAGAGATATAGCTTTAAAATATATTAATGACTCTAACGAAATATTTACACCAGATGAACAAGAAGAGTTTGTTGCTGCTGTCAATTATTCCCTAACATTAATAAGCGATATTTTAGATCAAACAGACCCTGAAGAAAATTATCAAATTCTGCGAGGAGATAATTCTACAAGAATAGCAGAACAATACACAAACATGTCTCTTACTGCAGAAGACAGTGCATTTAATGATGTTTCTGATAGAGTTGCTATAATCACCACAGCAATTTCCGAACAAGATGAAAACAGTCTGCCCAAAAGAAATGAATTACATACTCTAGTAAAAGTTTCTACAGGAAAATATTTTGAAACTTGTCCTATTATTGTACCGGCGCTTTGCTGTGTTCTAGGTGACGAATTAAGATCAACTAGAATAGAAGCTAGGAACACTACTAATTCAAATCTAGTTGCTAGAGAAGATTTTATATACAAAGCTAGTATCTTTAACAGATTAGAAAACGTAATTTCCGATATAGTAGACGGACAAACTGTATCAGCATCGAGCGGTAACACACAGACACAGTATCAAGAGTGGCCTTTTGCAGAAACTGCTAATGTTTCGCCTGCAATAGAAAGACTTGTAAGAAGTGTAAGAAGACATGCAGACTTTAAATTAGGTTCTAAAGAAGAAATAACTTTGAAACCTCATTATGATATGTCATCTCCCTTATTAGGAAGAGGACGTGACTTACTTCAACTTAACAAGGAATTTTTAAAAGCAGAAGTTGTTGCGTACATCGGTAACGATTACAGTTTTCGTTATTCTCGCACTAAGGCAAAAGAGGATACAAGCTATATAATAGATGCTGTTTCATATGATTTAACATATGAGGGGAATTGGCAAAGTGTCATTGCGGGCGAGGCTTACTATGATGGAACAAATCTTGGCATAGGAAATGAAGACAAACAAGCCCTTATTGATACATACAATTTTCTAAACAACCTTGCAAGAGACGTAGCTACTGACACAGAAGTTACTGCCTTACAAGATAATGTTGAGCAGATTAGAGGTATCGGCGGCGATACAAATGTTGCTACAAGAATAGATAGTCTGCTTACGGACATAGTAGATATTGTTGACAACGGCACAGGAACAGTTGCAACTGTTTATCCAACAATAAACACAACTGAAGGCCAAGCAGTTGTCGATGATATTGATACAGCAAAGTCTCAAATTGAAGACGATTCGATTACATTTATCAACACAAACTTTCCTAATTTAGAATACGATCAAGCAAAATGCGAGCGAGACATCGGACTTATTCTAGAAGCTGTGTCTTATGATGCAGCATTAGATACTAATTTTGCAACTTGCATAGCCGCATATGCATATCTTCGTCAATCAGGTGAAAAAGTTCTCAAAGAACAAAAAGAAGCTTCAATTGCTAACTTTGAATTTGTTAAACAGAGAACCTTGCAAGAGATTCCTCTTGATCCTGATTATACTTTTGCAAGAGACAGTATAGATGATTCTTTCGAATTTATCGCTGACATTGTGTATACAGGTGAAGCAGAAGGCTCTAATAATCAGGTAGAAGACCAAGAAATCTATCATGCAATACATCAGATTAGACTGAACAAGGATTTTATAACAAAAGAAGCTTATTCTTATTTTGAAGACTACTACACAAGAGACATTGTTGAAATAGATACTAACGCAAATGTAGTTGTAATAGATTCTACCGAGCCACTTGAACTATACACAGAAGTAGTAATGACTAATAATCTTGAAACTGCAGACGAACAAGATAGATATTTTGTATACGATATAGTAAGCGACACCGAATTTAAAATTACAGATTCAATCGGAGGTTCAGAAGTCAGTGTAGTTAATGTTTCTGACGCTATCGTAGTACAAGCATCTTATGAAATAGAAGAAACTGAATTGAATCGATACGTAGAAGATTTACTAGACGATATTATTTGGGATCTTACATATCCTAGTAAATGGCAAAGAGATTATACCGGAACAGCAGGCGTAAGCGACTTTACTCTATGGATACCAGGCAGTTATAAACACAGGCTAAATGCTCGTTATTATAGCAATGAGATAATAGGTTCTCAAGAGGAGGACATGTACTATGTTAGAAATGCAACCGGTCTAAGATTACAAACTGTAGGCGGATTGTTAGGCGACTTAGGGCCAACAAATCAATACGGAACAAGACGACCGACTGCAGGTGCGTATGCGAGTCTTGATCCAGGTTGGGGACCAAACGATGAAAGAGTTTGGATTACCCAAAGATCTCCCTACGTTCAAAACGTGTCTACTTTTGGTAGAGGTGCTATAGGTCAAAAAATTGACGGTGAACTACACGCCGGCGGGAATGATTCTATAGTTTCTAATGACTTTACCCAGTTAATATCAGACGGAATCGGGGCTTGGATTACAAATAATGGAAGAGCAGAGCTTGTATCTGTGTTTACCTACTATGCACACATAGGCTATCTAGCCGAAGAAGGTGGAAGAGTTCGTGCTACAAACGGCAATAATTCATATGGCACATTTGGTTCTGTAGCAGAAGGTGTAGACCCAGAAGAAACTCCAATTACAGCAGTCATAGATAATAGAGGACAATTCCAAGCAACCGTTTCTAACGTATACACAGACGGAGAACAACTGCTCTCCTTAGAATACGAAAATGCCGGTATCAATTATACCGAAGCAGAAATCGATATATTCGGTGCAGGTTCTGACGCAGATATTGTTGTAGATGAATTTAGAGATGATTCTGTATTCCAAGTCATTATTGACGAAGACGAAGATACACCTGCAGGCGGGGAAGGCTACACTCTGCAATCTAACACAGCTCAGTCTGGCTCAACAACGGGAATATTTCTTGCAGCAACAGACGGTAGGTTGAGTTCAGCATATATAGGGATGGCAATATATATAATAGGCGGCCGGGCACGGGGCCAGTATGCATATATCGACACCTATAATGCGGGCACCAAAGAAGCCACTGTGGTAAAAGAGGACGGTACTGCTGGTTGGGAGCATATAGTACCAGGCACAGAGATTGTTAATCCTAACTCTACATCTACCTATCAAATTGAACCGAGAGTTGAAATAGAATCTCCTACTGCCAATATTTCAAACGGAAACACTTTAGATTCTGCAGTCGATTTAGCTGCAATAGATTATTTTGAAACCTCCGAAGAGTATTTTGATATTTCCGCATCAGGAGGAACCGGCAGCGGAGTAAGTTTCGATGTTATAAGAATAGGATCGAAATATTATGTAACACTAAACAGTGCAGGGTCCGGATATCAGAGGCTAGAAACTCTAACAATACTAGGATCAGAACTAGGAGGAGCAGATAGTACAAATGATATTACCATAAGGCCGATCAGTCTAGACGAAGACGGTGCTATAATAGAATTTGATTTTTCAGGCTACGGCGAAAAAGGTCTCTTTGTCGGAGTCAGTTCAGACCCATCGGCTACTGCTCATACAAGCATTGACGGTAAAACATGGACTACTGAAAACATGTCTACGTCAGATCCCTGGTCAGATATTGCAAGCGGTCTAATCGACGACGGCTCTTCTATTTTCCAGACCAGCATAATTGCAGCTATATCTACAAATGGCACTGTTAATTATTCTATAAACGGAATTGATTGGTTTGATCGTTCAACAGGCTTATCATCTTCAGGTGTTAAAAAGATTGCATTTGGAAAAATCGCTGTAGATAATAATAGATTTGTAACAATCAGTGACAACTCAACAGATGTTGCATATTCTGTTAACGATGCTGAAAATTGGAACATAGTTCCAAACGGATTGCCGGCTACTGGCTATAGTTGTATTACATATGGCAAGGGTCTATTTGTAGCTGCACGATCCGGTGCAGCAGAAGTGTCTTATTCTACGGACGGAGAAACTTGGACAACAACTACAGATGTAGCGATATCCGCTAATTGGGTAGATATCAAGTGGGGTAATGGTAGATTTATCCTTATAGCAGCAGACGGTACCATATTGTATAGCTTAGATGGCGAAACCTGGCTGGATACTGAATCTACAGGATTAACAACTCCTTTGGGTCAACTAGCTTATGGACAAGGTGTTTTTGTTATTACTAGTACTGCAGACAATTCTGCAATTTATCATTCTGAATTTGGCTTAGAATGGAGTTCTTTAACTGTAGGCACAACTACTGCATCAGGTTACAACGCAATTGCTCATGGTAATCCTGATAGAACAACCAGTTTTGTTGCATCTTCGGCTGGAATAGAAGACACTATAGCTTATACTAATATTGGTGCTAGAGCTAGAGCGCGAGCAGGAGTTTCTAATGATCAGATATTTGAACTTAGACTTTTAGAGCCAGGGTCGTATTATCAGTCTTCTCCTACAATAACGGTTACCGATCCAAACAACATCACAGATGTTTTATTACAGCCAAGACTAGGTAACGGATCTCTTGCTAATCCTTCATACCTCAACAGAGGACAGGGATATTCTGAAGCGTCAGCAGAATTAAATGAACAGACCTCAAATGGTGAAGCAGACTTTAGACAAAGTGTTGATCAAATAGCTGTAAAGTGGATTACAGAACGTCCTGTAGATGGTTCAAACGTTGAGTTTGATAGTCTACCAGGCAAGTTCTTTAAATTGGTTAACACTTTAAGTTTTGTGGGCGAAGCAGATGGTTCATACACTGCTTTCTTGCAAATATCACCTGGGCTAACGATTACTGAGGCGCCGCCTCATGAAGATCCAATGACACTGCGTATTAGATATTCACAGGTAAGACTAACAGGGCACGATTTCCTTGATATAGGAACAGGAAGCCAGGAAGAGACAAATTATCCTAGCAGAGTTTTCGGAGAACCAGAAAACCTACCAGATCAAAGTCTAGAAACCACCGAGTCAGATGGCGGCAGAGTGTTCTTTACTTCCACAGACCAAGATGGTAACTTCCGAGTAGGTAACTTATTCTCAGTTGAACAGTCGACTGGTGTTGCAACAATTAGCGCAGATGCGTTTAACCTAGCAGGACTTCAAGAACTCTCGTTGGGAGAGGTTACACTTGGCGGGAATTCTGCTACTGTTAATGAGTTTTCAACTGATCCGTTCTTTACTGCAGATTCTGATAATATAGTGCCCACTCAGAGAGCGGTCAAGTCCTACATTGAAGCACAGATCGGCGGCGGCGGAGCCTCGATTAATGTAAATAGTGTTACAGCAGGAGATATTTTTGTAGGATCAAATCAAATTTCTTCTGTGACAGGCGAGCCGATAAATATTACTGGACCAATTAGATTCCAGAAAGCAGTGCTAGGACTTCCAATAGCATTTCAATACTTTTTAAGATAACGGAGATTAAATAATGGCAACAGGAATTTTAGGAGCAGAAGATCTGCTAGCAACGGAAAACACAGTGTTATATACTGTTCCAGAAAATACTTTTTCTGTAGTAACTGTTAATGTAACCAACAGAAATACACAATCTAGAGATGTAAGAGTTGCAGTCGCAGCAGACGATAACCCTACCAATGCAGAATGGATCGAATATGATTCAGAATTGCTCGGCAGCGGTGTATTGGAAAGATCAGGCATAGTGTTGGATGCTGGAAAACGTGTAGTTGTATATTCTAATTCTACCGATGTTAATGTTGTAGTATACGGAATAGAAACACCTACCTCATAAGGAAAATCAAATGCGAAGAATATCTACTGGAGTTACAGGACGAGAATTATTAGGAAACTATGTAAGTTTCAAAAACACTCTTTCTACTCTTGTTACTAATCAAGACATAGTTTTAACGCCAGACGGATCTGGTGAGACTAAAATAAACTCTAATCTCAGAATAGATTCGGAGAATGCTTTAATTTTTAACGATGCTAGCGGTGATAATAATGTTTCTATCGAGTTGCCAGAAATATCATCAAACTATTCTTTAACGCTCCCTCCTGATTTAGGATCTGCAGGAAATGTTTTAACTGTTGATAGCAGCGGAAATCTTTCTTTCTCGGATCTAACAATAGAAGTATCAAACCAAACTGCTGATACAAGTGAATATTATCCTTTAATGAGCACATCCAATTCAGGGTCTATATCAGGTGTAGATACATCAAGCAGCAAACTTTATTTTACTCCTAACAACGGAACTTTATATGCATCAGTATTTGACGGTTCATTTACAGGTGATGGCAGCAATCTTACATCGGTTACAGCAGGAAATGTTGATGTATCTCAAGATTCCAGCACTAATAGCACTTTTTATCCAACTTTTGTAAGTTCTACAAGCGGAACTAGATCAATCACAACAGATAACAGCATGACATACAATCCGAACTCTGGCGAATTCAGTGCGCCTATTGTAACAGGTAGCTCGGATATCAGTCTCAAGACAGATTTTATGTCTATCACTGATGCATATGAAACTATATCTAAGATGGAAGGCAAGAAGTATGTGCGTAAGAGCACTGGACTAGACGAAGTAGGTTTAGTAGCTCAAGACGTAGAAGAAATACTGCCTGAGGTTGTATACACAGGCGAAAATGGCTTAAAGAGTATTGCATATGGAAATATCGTTGCCTATTTGATAGAAGCTCTAAAAGATCAGAAAAAAGAAATAGACGACTTGAAAAAGGCAAGAGGGTAAAATTATGGCAACAAAGCTAAGAAGTGACAGAGTACAATTTCCAGATGGTTCAGAACAAACAGAAGCCCGACAAACACCGTTATTTGCCGGCAGAACTAACTACTCCAATGTAAGAAATAGTTATAATAATTTTCCAATTGGCACCAAGGTAGGATTCTGGTATAGGACAGGAAGTGGGTCTACTAGAAATTTTAACAACCAATACAAAGTATTATACGAAAAAACCGGCAATAACAGCTGGAGTGAAGTAGGGGGAGGATAATGCCTACGCGATTAAGATCAGATGCTCTTGAATTTAACAACCAATCCCAGCAGAGCGAGGCTTTTAATGTGCCTCTATGGGGCGGGTATACAAATGAAAACAACGTTTTTAACAGTTATAGAAGTTTTCCAAGGGGAACAAAAGTTACACACATTGACACTAGAAACACAAACTCGGGCTATCAAGGCAACGGTAGCAGAAATTTTTCTGAAAGATACCAGAGAACATGGCTAAAAACGGGCAGTAATAACTGGACCGAAGTAGGAGGATAAACATGCCAACAAAAATTAGAACACAGGGCATTCTGTTCGATAACGGAGAGCAACAGAACACGTCACCCGGAGATCCTCCTATCTGGGCAGGAACTACCAATGACAACAATGTGCGAAACAGCTATAACAACTTTCCTATAGGTACAAAAGTAGCTCATAGAGATACCAGATATAGGAATACCGGCTGGACCGGTAACGGAACAGGCACACTGAGAGACGATTGGCGTCGTGTTTGGGAAAAAACAGGAAACAACAGCTGGAACGAAGTAGGAGGATAGTGTGGCTACACAGAAATATTACGCTCAATTTAACAAGTATAACAAGTTGTTTATAACAATACTACAATGGTTGCCTGAGGAGTACTATCGCCTTCTCAATCATGATCAGTATCTGTATAAGGAAGTTGAACTCGACGAAGAAACAGAAACTATAAAAGGTGATTATGACGATTTTAGGGTAGTCAAGATTGCTGATCAACCTCTGCCTGTTTACGAACGAACACTAAACGACTTAGCGCGCCAAAAAATTGAAAAACAGTTTTCGATGCCAAAGCAGTTGTCTATAATTTGTGAACAGCTTACAAAATTGTCAGAAAGTGAAGGAATTGATGCATCAGATGTTAAAGAAATGCTTTCCTACATAAACGAAGTTAAAAAAGAAAATAGATTGCGAAAAGAATTTTATGCAGAAGATCCAGACTACGACTACTGGACTGAAGAAGAGGAAGACGAATATCAAGCAAAGCAAGAGGACGGCGGCATAATAGAATACGATGAAAGACTTAGAAGTTTATAAGACCATTAAAGAGCAAACAGTTGACGAAATTAAAAAACAGTTGGCTGACCTAGACGACAGCGTTTGGATAAGAAGAGAATCTCTTGGACGCGGCCGAGGAGTAATTTCTGGAACAGATTGCTCTTATGATTTTTTAAGCGAACAAGATATGCCTAAGTTGCTATTATCTACCTTAAAGGATAATGCACCGGAATGTTCTTATAATTTAGATGAAGTGTGTGTAAATAGATACCAGAAGGGTGACTATTTAGGACCGCATAAAGATATGGATATGTCTATCAAAAATATAGTCGTCTCTTTGGACAACAGCAATAATGGATTATTAAATAATGAAACAGACGAATTTATCGCGGACAAGAAAGGGCAAGCAGTTTGCTTTACAGGTGTAGGACCGATTCACTCGGTTCCACCGGTAAAGGATTTAAGGTATGTGCTCATATATCTTTATAATTAGGAAAAATAATGTATAAAAAATTACCAACACTAACTAGTTCAAGCATAAAACAGTTTGAAAATTTATATAGTTCCGTGGAAATGAAAGATTTTCCTGTAAGACTAGGAGTTCATGGAGCAAGTAAACCTAGTTATTATTTCTCCTCAAAATGGTACGATTGGAAGCATGATCAAAGAGAAGGCTTTAAATCTGCATTTCCTGAGCCGTATGCCGATTATGCAGTTTCTGGTTACTTTATTAATTTTCCTGCAGAGATAGGTAGGTTAGATCTACAAGATTATTGGGTAGGATCTAGAATGGCAGGCAATATGATTTCATACAGCCTTACAGATAATATAATTTACATTAATGACGAAGGTATTTCTGTCAAGAAAGGAGAAGGCATTACTTTCAATCTTAGAGAATATCACGAAGTAAAAGCAACATCCGCACATGATCAAAAATGGGCATGTTTAATGACTATGAAATCATTTATATAATGATTGAACATCTAAAACCGTTGCAATTTTTGTTTGATTAGGTTTTTTAGTCAATGTGTTTTTCAATCCATAGTGCAACGGACGTGGCCATTTGTCGCAGGAAACCCATGCATATCCGTCGTGTTCTTGATTTAACAAAGGCATAAATTCTTTCCTTATTATACAGAGATAAGTATGAAATGTAAAGGAATTGTCTCTAGATTGAAATTTTTCAAGAGGCACAGTTTTCAATATGTCAACAGAACCTATTTCTTCCCAAATTTCTCTCTTTAGGCCTTCCCAGGGAGTTTCTTGATTTTCCGTGTTACCTCCAACAATCCCCCATACATTTGATCTCTTCCCCTGAGTTCGATGAACAAAAAGAAATCTTTCAGTGTCAAGACTGAAGAAAAGAGCACCTGCACATACAAGGTTTGACATACCTTTACTTATATCTCAAAATGCTACATATAATTCAAAGTGAAGCTTGATAAATATCATAACGAGGACATAAAATGAGCAACTTTTTTGGTAGAATAAGAATTATTCCTAGACAATCAAGCTTCCTAGATAGAATATCAGGATCAAGCGGGCAGATTTACACAAACAAAGATTCTGGTAGTATTCGGGTATACAACGGTGACGATCCAGGAGGAAAAGAACTTGCAACTTCGGATTTTAAAAACATAGAAAGCACTGCAGAACTTGACCTACTAAGTAAAAAGAATCGAATTCGTTTTCATTGGGACACACTTAATGACCTTGAAACAGAAGTAGATCCTGTTGTTTATCACGGCATGATTGCTCATGTTCACTCTGAAGGCAGACTGTATTTTGCACATGCAGGTGAATGGACACCGGTTGCTAATCTTTCTGAAGCCGGCAATATTCCCTACACTGCGGATGCGGAAAACGAGTTGCAGTGGGTCGAAGGTACCTGGGACTTTGGAAACAATATAATAAAATATGCCAACGCAATTCAATTAGAAGCTGATCTTGCAAATTACGATGCTGGCGTTTATCACGGCATGACCATGCATGTTCACGAAACCGGTGCTCTCTACTATGCACACGCAGGAGAGTGGCGAAAACTGTTAACAGATGTTCAACATTCAGATGTTGAAGGAGCAGGGTATGCTAATCCTCTAGGCGCAACAGCCTATTCAAACGATTTTGCAGATTTGGATAATGCTCCCGCAAGTATATTAGATTTGGGAATCACAGACGGTTCATCTGGTCAGGTGTTATCCACAGACGGTGCAGGCACATTCTCATTTGTAGATGCTGCTGCAGGCACAGGCAGTTCGTTCAATCTTATAGAATCAGACGACGGTTCTTTCAATGCTGATGATGTATCCAATCTAAGAATACTAGGCGGCGAGAATATATCAACGGAAGTAGTAACAGATTCAGATGAATTGACTATTAACCTTGATTCTTTTTCTATTAACTTTTTGACAGACGTAGATACCGAATCCAATCCTCCAGCCACAGGTGAAGTACTGAAATGGGACGGCGCAAAATGGGCACCAGGAATTGACGTTGCAGAAGGCGGATCTGGACTAGACGCAGATACCCTAGACGGTCAGGACGGTTCCTACTATCTTGATTACAATAATTTTACCAACACGCCCAGCGTAGTAACTCTTGAAGATCTTTCTATTGGCAACGAACTCACAGCAGCAGGCAACGGTGCTATATCATACGACAACACAACAGGCGTGTTTCGTTTTACACCACCTACAGCAGCAGGCATTGGAGCTCTAACTTCTGTAGCGTTCTCTGATCTTACGTCAACTCCTACCACAATAGCCGGCTATGGAATAACTGATGCGTTTTCAGGTTCGTTTGGAGATCTCTCAAACACACCTACCACTATTGCAGGATACGGTATCACTGACGCATTCTCGGGCGATTATAACGATCTTTCAAACACTCCTGCGATACCGTCAACTATATTAGATCTTGGTATATCAGATGGCACAGACGGGCAAGTGTTGACCACAGACGGTGCAGGCAATTTTTCTTTCGCAAGTGTGACGCAAACCAGCGGTGGAGACCCAGACCAGAATCTGTTTGCTACCATAAACGCAGATTCAGGATCTACCACAGCAGATACCACCACTGACAGTCTTACTGTTGCAGGTGGCACGGATATATCTACCTCAATATCTGGAGACACTGTGACAGTCAGCTTCACAGGGTCAACATCAAGTGGCGCTTCTAACTTTGACGAACTCACAGACGTCGGTTCTGCAGGCATAGACGTCAATGACATATTCGAAGCCGCAATTGTTACTCTGAGAGTGAACAACAACAGTTCAATTGCCTACACATTTGATTCACACTACTCAGGAGATAATCCCACAATTTATGCTCTATCTGGAACAACAATTGCGTTTGACCTAGATCAAGTGGGAGGTCATCCTTTTGAAATACAGGATTCAGGTGGCACAGCAATATCCCAAGGATTGGTTCATGTCAGTGCAACAGGTTCTGTATCAACTGGCTCTAGTGCTCAGGGATTTGATTCTGGAACACTGTATTGGAGAATACAAGAGTCAATCTCGGGTAATTACCAATATCAGTGTCAGTTTCACGCTGGTATGAATGGCACAATTACTGTAAAAAGACTAAGCGCAATCTAGAATTCTATGCGCCACGCACCGTTTGGATATTCACCTTCGAAACTCAACAGCCACTCTGAATTTTCGAACTTGTACTGAATGCCTGTGTTTAGATTCGTGGTGTAGATTATTGTATTTTCATCATGCTGAGCTGCTTCAAACACAACATGCCAACTAGAACCGTCCCATTCTATTATATCATTGCCCTTGGCAATAAAATCAGTACCGTCGTTGTTCTTCCATGCATCAGCTCCATCTGTATTGACAGAATCGCCTATAGCCCCTAACAGCAATATCCTTGGATTTCCGCTTGCCTGTAGATTTTCTGGGTTGCTTTTTTTAGGATCAATAATGTAGTCTATCTTGCTGCGAGATCCTGTAGGGCCTGTGAGCACAGTGTCTGTTGGAATTGAATCCACATCCCAGTTTACCACAGCTTCTGTGGGATCAGAAGGTGTAATAGCAAAGGTACCTGCTATTTCTGAATCGAGATCAGATCGTTTTAGTCTTAGAAGAGAAATACCTTCTTCGAATTTGTAAGGCATCGCTTCTAGGAAGGTATACCAATCTATAGCACCCACTACACCGTTTTTTGCAAGCTGAGCTGTGTTGTTTATGACTAACAGATCAATGTTCTGATAGGTGTTTTTAATAGTAATATTCACTGCTTGATTGGTTTCATAATCTGCAGTGGCTTTTGCACGTTCTAGATCACCCTGCTCGTTGATAAAGATGCCTGTCTCTGTTTCTGCATCTCCTTCTGCAACTGACACATCAAGATCTCCCAGACTTTCTTTCATGTCTTCTTTGGAGTTGTGAATTCGAGAAATTATGTCTGTGATTACTCCTAGGCGCTTGACTTTTGCAGGTGGTGCTACCCAGATCGGAGTTGTAAATTCCATTGTGCTTACATCAATTTCAGATTCTGTTCCCGCCGGAATTGTTCGGCTACTCCACGTAATTGAATTGAGATATACCGCAGTCAAGCTAGTCCAATCAAGGTAATTGTCTGTGGTCTGCAATTCCAGCGAAGGATTAAACAGCATGAGAATCTGTTCAAGTATCTGTAGTTTTTGATCTGTGTTTGTGCTCCAAATATCCACACTCACAGTAAGAGTGTAGGGAGTTGGCATGAGGCGTTCAACCGTGTAGTTTTTGCCTTCCGTGTTTAGATATTCATTACCCGCCTGATCAAATTCTCTTTCTCTGATATTTACTTTGTTTACATAGGAAGCGTCTGCCAGTCGTGAAGTGTCCAACTCAAGACTGGTAACATACAGAGCCATTCGAGGCGCTGTGGGAATTTTGTTTTCTGAATTGTCTCTTAAAATTGATCCTACCTGGCGTGTTAGGTCACCATACATCACAGGCACAACATTGATATCCTGAGAGCTGTCTTTGTAGGAAAAACCACTCATCATTCTCACCAGCTGAGTG